ATGGAGACTCGAACTCCAGACCTGCTGATTACGAATCAGCTGCTCTACCAACTGAGCTATGCTGGCATTTGCGTGGAAACGCTTGATACACGCGGCTTCCCGGGGCGTCAAGGGGGTTTCTCTGACTGGTCAAAACTGGTCATCACTGGTTACTTTTGACCGCGCTTTGCGGTCAATTTGCGGTCAATGTCATCGCCAAGGCCTTCGGAGACTATCCGGAGGCCTTTTTGTTTTTGGTCAGCAGGTCCAGGGGGCCGAGCTTGACGCGCTCGATCTCGGTAGCCAGGTGGTCGGGGGACAAAGAGGCGTAAATTTCCGTGGTGCGGTATTCGCTGTGGCCCAGCAGGTCTTGCAGGGTGCGCAGCGCGCCGCCGGCTTCCAGGAAGAGACGGGCGAAGGTGTGGCGGAAATCGTGCAACCGATGCTGGCCGAGGCCCGCCGCGACCAGGGCGTCCTTGACCAGATGGGACACCGTGTCCGGGTGCTCCCAGCGTTTCCAGATGCGGCCACGGCGTTGGCCCGGGATGCCGTCCAGGACGGCCCGAAAGGTGGCGTTGATCGGATACCAGGCGGACAGGTGGGTTTTGGTCCGGGACACGTAGTAGCGGCCGGCCTCCATGTCCACGTTGTCCCAGGTGAGGCGCAAAAGTTCCTCGCGGCGGCGGCCGGTGGCCAGATAGGCGGCGGCCAGGGACCGCAAGTCCGGATCTGGGAGATTCAGGAAAAGCTTTTGGATGTCCTTGGCGTCGAGGGCCTTGGGCGGCTTCGTTTCCGTGCGCTCGGCTTTGACCTGACGCAGGGGGTTTAGCGGGATGTCGCCCCACTCCACGGCCTTGGCCAGCACGGCCCGGGCATGGCGCACGTAATTGTTGATGGTGCTGGCCGAGAGCTTTTCCCGGCGGCAGGCGGCCTTCAGGGCGTCCACGTGTTTGAGGGTGATGCGGTCGAGGCGGCACGTTCGCCCTGCGTGTTCGACGAGCTTGGCCAGCCCGAGAAGATTGGCGCGAAGGGTGTTGGGGTTGTCCACGCCGCCGCCTTCGGCCCATTTCGTATATTCATCCTCGAAATCGCCCAGGGTTTTCGAGGATTCGCCGCGAATTTCTAGAATTTTGCCTTTGGCCGCCGCCTCTATCATGGCGTTGAATTTCTTGCGCGCCGTCCGCTCGTTCTTGGTCTTGAGCGATTTCGGACGGTTCCGAACCACTTCGACATACCAGATGCCGTTTTGGCGTTGATAGAGGCGCATGGTCAGTTTCATGCCCGAATCTCCCGCAGCATGGCAAGGGCTTCGTCGGCGGTGCGGCTGTGGGCCGCGTCGATGGATTCGCGGTCAATGCGCCAGTCCCCCCGGGTGTTGACCGGTTCCCCAGCGTAAACCCCCTCCATGAGCCGGCGGCGCATGGTCAGGCGGCTGCGGATGCCGGCCCAGAACATGGCTTCCTGCATGGATAGCCAGCGCTTGGCGGCAATTTCCTGGGGGTTGAGGGGGCGGGGCATGGGGCTAGATTTCCTCGGCGTTCCCGTGTTCCTGCTGCCAGCGCTCAAAGCACTCATCACACAGCTGTTCGCCGGAGGGATTGCCAATCAATAAATGGTCGGTGCAAAAATAGCGGCCGCATCCGTGGTCGCCGCCGCCGTGCATGATGCCGCAGACGTGGGACAGGCCCCGGTGAATCCTGGTGTTGCAGCCCGGGTGATCGCACCGGGCCTGGATGTTGTAGCCGATAGGGCGGCCGTCGCCGTCGTGTGCTCCGCTTCCCCAGCCCATGGCTAGGCCTCCTTCTACCTGTTGCAGATTTTCAGCACGATGCCGGCCCAGAACATGACCAGGCCCCAGAAGCGTCCGCCGATCAGGCCGAAACACCACGCATAGACGAGGATCACGCAGACGATGGAGAGGGCCAGGGCGAGAGGGGATTTCATGCGGCATTTCCCACGCCGAGTGGCGTAAACTCGATCACCCACACATAGGGGTTCGAGGCCCAGGGATAGCGGGCCTTGTTGATCGAATCCCACAGCATGATGAAGCAATCACGCGGCGAGGGAAGTTCCCGTTCCGCATCAAGCGGGACGGACGCATTGCAAAAGACGTCGCGTTGCTGTTCGTCGGGCAGGCCCCAAAACCATTCCACGGCCCCTTCGGCCTGGGCGTCGGCTTCGGTGATGTCCTGGACGCGCTGCGCACGGATCTGGGTGATTTCGAGGAAGAGGCGGCAGGCCAACCGGGGCATGTGGATGGACGGACGCCACTTGGGGACCGTTGGGTGGTACTGATTGGCGTATGTCGCCCGGTAAACAAGCCCGTCTACACGAAGATTCGCAAAGGCCTCCCGGACCCACAATCGATCCCCTTTTTCGCCGTAGGGGCATGGGATGTCGTCCCAAGGGTCGCCGTCTTCCTGGACGTTTACGGGCACCACTATTGCCGTGGACGCAGAGGTGTAAGCTCCGACCGTGCAGCCTTGGACGCTCGGTTTCACCGGCCGCCGCGTCTGCCGCTTCACGCCAGCCAGGATGGAGCGGACCATGCCATCGGAAAAGAGGATGGGGCGTTCCTTCATGCCGCGCCTTCCTTCAGCACCACCCGGGACTGGTTGACCCTGGCCCAGATGTGGAGACAGAATTCACAGACGTTGATGTACTCGGAGCGCTTGGGGAACAACTGCAAGGCTTCGCGTTCGCAGCCGATGAACACTTCCTTGACCATGACCAGGTCATCCCAGGACGGCAGCAGGCCGATGCGGGAAACGGACAAGTGGTCCCAGGTGGAGCCGTCCGCCAGCGTGTCCAGGGAATGGATGACGCGCAGGCCGCCGGCAGACACGTAGGTCTTGGATTCGCGGGCGACGGGACCATGGCCGGGGCGCTCGGCCCATCCCGGCGGCAGCACCTCAACCGGGCCGGGGCGGCGTATGGATTGGATGAAGTGGAGCATTTAAGGATTCCTTAAGCACTGGTAGCGGGAGCCGCTTGGGTTTTCATGGCCCTGGCCGAGGCCCGGGCGGTTTGTTCGATGATGCGGGCGGCGTCGGGATCCATGGCCACGCGGCCGCAGCGCATGCAGATGCGGCCGTTGAAAGACTGGGCCTTTTCGAGCATCCCGGAACAGCGCGGGCAGCGCAGCGCTGCTACGGCCGGATGGCCAGGGGCAAAGGTGGTCACCATGTCGCTTCCTCCTCGTTGGGTTGCCGGCTCATTCGCGGGCGCGGCCCATGGAGCCGCGCCCGGGGAGAGACGGGGACGATCAGGCGATGATGCTGATGTCCAAGAGCGAGTTGGAGGCGGCGGGATCATTGGCGGGAGATTCGGCCACGTCGGGGTGGCTTTCGTCGGCGGCGTAGGCGGCCAATTCCTGCTGGATGTAGTGCCGGATGGAATCCATGGCCTCGCCCTTCCAGGCCCCGCCGGTGGCGTCCCACAGACCGACCATGATGCCGCGCTGTTCGTCGTGCTTCATGCGCAGCACGAACTTGCCTGACGGCTGGTCCACGTCGGTGAACGTGCGGTACGGCTTGAGAATGACCGGGTTGGGTACGTCGGCATTTTCCAGCTTCCGGACACCGGCCTTGATGCTGACTTCCTGGCTGACGCCGTTGTCGGCGTTGGCAACCTCGCTGCTGGCCACGGTGTTGGACGTGACCTTGAGCACCTTGGCGCGCTCTTCGTCGTCCACGAAACACGACTGGAGCATGAGGTTGAAATCCTCGGTGGGCATGAACCGGTCCAGGGTGATGGTGGGCACGAAGTCGGCCGTGGCCCGGACGTAGGTTTCGCGCTGTTTGTGCGCGCCGGTGATCTTGGAATAGACCTCGACGGTGGTGGGGTTGACCACGTGGCAAATGAGGTCGCGGCGGATCAGATCGTCCACGTTGGCGACCAGGAAGCCGACAAGGCCGGTCAAGGTGGCGACCGTGACGGGATCGGCCAAAGGCGTAAGCAAGGGCTTCATATTGGCGGTGACGTAGGGGACGCCTTCGAGGTGGAAGACCTGGGGGATTTCCTTGTCGTGCTCAAGCTGTTTGATCTTTCCGCCGAGGCCCACGAGGTTATCAAGCACTTCGTTCACGTCGGTGTTCTCAAGCATGGCTCTCTCTCCGGGGATGGTTGGGGGTTAGCCCTGGCGGGCGGTCTGGATGTCGGACACCTTGTCCACGGCGGGCAGGCGATGCTGGCCGGGGTTCTCGTCCGGGGCGTTGAGTTCGACGACGCGGGCTTTTTTCGTGGTGCTGTCTTTGTCCACGAAGAGGGGGATTTCGACCGCTTGCGCCGGCAAAAGCTTGGTTTTGCCCGAGTAGGTCATGGGCGTGTAATTGCGGTCTTTGTTCGGCTTGAACTTGAACACCAGGGTTATTTCCCGGACCCCTTCGGCTTTGGTGTTGGGGTCTTGGATGTTGGCCGCCACCGCTTCCAAGTAGGTGGCGAAGAGTTCGGTGACGCCGCCGTTGTCCAAGCTGTCGAGAGAAACTTGTTTGCTCATTGCCGTTGGCCCTCCTTTGCGGGCTCCGAGTGTCCGGCCATGGCGGCCATATGGCTTTCCGCGAAACCGCGAATCCGCATGGCTTCCAGGCTGGGGTTATTCCAGGCGCGCCAGGCGATGACGGCGGCCACAAACACGATGATGACGCCCAGGGTGCCCCAGGTGTTCAGGCCGTGGTCGCGGTCCTGGCCCTGGGTTTGGTCATCGGGTGGCAGGAAACAACACATGGTCAATCCCGCCGCTTGGCCCGGCGTCGCCGCTGCTTGTTGGCGCGCCGCCGGGCGCGTTTGCGCATGATGCTGCTCATGGTCGCCGCTCCCTGTGAGCCGCCGCCGATGTCCTGGGGAGGGGCGACGGCGGCCCGGTTTGGGTTTGGGGGTTATGCCGTGTGGAGGTTGCCCGCCTTAGCCGCGTTGTGTTTCGCCCGCTTGGTAGACGAAGCCGACACCGAAAATGCCTTCCCGCTGCCGCGCTGCGAAATTGGTGTGATGCGCTTCCGCCTGCCGGCGGAAAGCCCATTCCTTGCCGAGGTCCAGAAAATTTTGTGTGCGCCTGGACATTGGTTGCCTCCTGGTGGGGAAGGGGTGGCCTGCTCCGGGCCGGGCCACCTCCCGCTTCGTTGGGCCGATAATGCCAAATGGAATCTTCGCAAGTCAAGCAAAAATTCCGAATGGAATCTTTGAGGGCAAAAAAAACCGCCGAGGCGTAAAAGAAGGGTGACGGGGGTGTCTTCGGGAAAATTGAAGAAAAAAAGGAAAATTTCAGCTAGGAGTCAGAAGAAGAATCTGAATCTGCACTAAACTTCATGGCTTTTCTTATTGGTTCCAGCAGCACAAATTCTAATATCTCGTTTCCATTGGACAATGCGGCTACAAGTGTCAACGTGGATGAATCAATGCATTCGTTTCTTTCTTCAGAGCACAACTTAATGAGCCTTTTGGACAACTCGCTTGGATGCATTTTGTACAAATAGTCAAAGTCTTTATATAAGCATTCAATAAATTCTTCTGATCCAGCCCATGTTTTTTCTAGACATTGCCGGTAATTAGAAACTAATAATCCGTCTAAAAACCCGTAAACGTATCCTTCCGTTTTTTCAGGATGAATTCCATTTTTAATTTTTTGAACGTCCATACGTGGGTTCCTGCTGTGTGTAGCATATAAAAATAAAAACTTTGAAACGTCAAACAAATCAGATTCGTTATCGTTCTTGAACGCAAAGAATAATACGCCGCAAGGAATTGCAATGTTTGCAAATATCAAAAAAACACCAAGTACGTTTGAAATATGTTGCTTGCTTCCAATCGAAAACATAATCAGAACAGGGGCTATTGCTAAAATTGCAAACGCGTAAGCTATGTTTTTTCTGTATGAGCGGCTTGATATTGAATAGAAAATTATAAATGGAATAATTAATTGAAGAGTTATTGTTAGCAACTGAATGGTATTCTCTTTGCTGCTGTACGAGTGAGCGATGTTTAAAAATTCCAAAAGTACTACGGCAGACAGAATAGAAGCAAATATACAAGAAACAATTTTTTGCTTTTTTGTTATCAAAAAATTTAATTTCACATTACACCCCCGTTAAGTCCTGCCACAACCAAACCACTTTCCCTACTATGGCATGTCGTAAATTACCGTCGAAGTCCTTTTCCACGCTGTAGGTGAACGGCGGGAATTCCTCCGCATTGAGGCTGTAGAACGTTACGAACTCTTCGCCGTGTCGCGTGAACACCATCACTTTTTTGAGCGCCCGGCCGTCGTGGGGGTCGCGGACCAGATAAATGGAGCTTTCGCCGGTCGGCTGGCGGTCGTCGCAGTCTACCAGCACGGTGGCCCCAGGGTGGATCAGCGGCAGCATTGAGCGTTGCCGGCGGCCGACGCGCACGGCCAGGAGGTTGGAGCTTCGGCGCACGGCCGGTTCAACAGTGGACAGGATCATCCAGGAGTCAATGCCATCCTCGGGGAGCAAGCCTTCGCCGGCCGCGACTTCGCCGGAAACCACGGGAATGGCCCGATATTTGTCCGGGGTGGGCTGGGGAAGGTGGCTGTGGCGGCCGTTGAGCAGCAAGGCGGCTTCCACGAATTGCACCGGCCGGGTGCTGTCCTTGGTGTCCAGGATTCCGCCAGAAGGGAAGACGATCTTCGCGCCCACGGCGTCAAGCACCGGGCCAAGCACGTCCAGGCGTGGCGTCCTTTCGCCGGCAAACCAGCGTGTTAAGCGGGTCGCCGGGATGTCGAGCTTTTCCGCCAGCCGGGCCGCGTTCCCGAACTGGTCCTTGCAGGCTTTTTTGAGCCCTTCAATGGTATCTTCAAAGAATCCCATGCCTAAGCCTATGCTGGAATTCATGTCCACGTGCAAATTCCTTTCGGTATTTTCTTGTTGACTCAATAAATTCCGTTTGGCATTTTATTGCCCATGAGCAACCTACGCGACGATATCCGGGAACTGCTGCAAGTATCGGGTTGGCCGGCTTCTCGGCTGGCTAAAGAGGCTGGAATTCCGGCAGTCTGTATCACTCGGCTGCTAAAAGGGACTCGCAAGGGGCTGCACAGCGACAACGTGCAAAAGCTCCTGCCCTTCCTCTACGGCGACCGTCGCCCTTCCGGCGCGACCTGGGATATTCCTTCTGAAACCATACCCGACGTCGCGGCCGGGTAGCGAGGTCGAAATGAAAGCACGAACGACCTTGGACACGCGCCAATGCTTTTGTATGGCCAAGAAGCGCTTGGGCGTGAGCTGGATGGTCATGCACTGGCGCAAGTCCGAACGAGAAGTCTACCGCTGGACGGCCGATCCGAACCGCTGTGGGCAGTGGCGGGAAAACCCGCTGGAAAAGCTCCTGGAGCAATGTCGGGAACTAGACCTGCGCGGCTTCGAGACCGAAGCGACCGCGCCGGTGCATATCCTGGCCGAGGCCCTGGGGCTGCGGGTGGTGGAGCGGACACCGTTGCCCGACGACGCGGCCCTGGCCGAGGTGCTGCCCCAGGCCCGGGCGGCGGCGGACGCCTATTTCGCGGCGCTCTACCTGGGGCAGGCCAGTCCGTCCGAAATCTCGGCGCTGCTGTCCCGGGCCGTGCGCGGTCTGGAGGCGGCGGCCGATACCTACCGCCAGCGTGAGGCCCCGCCGGAAATGTATTTCGCGGCCGGGGCCGAAGGCGTTTCGCCGTTCCCGGCCCGGCAGGGCAGCACACGGCCGTGGTGGCGGTTTTGGGGGGCGCGATGAGTGACACACCCCTTGCCGAGGCCCCGGTAAAGCTGGTGCGCGTGGATTTCCCGGCCGGCATGCCGTTGCGCGACCGTCTGGCCCTGGCCGGCGAGACGTTGCGGCAGCAGGGCGGTCGGCCCACCTGGCGCATTGCCAAGCTGGTGGAGGAGAGCCCGGGCCATGTACTTTACGCTGTGCGGGTGTTGCGCACGGGGTATAACGGATGACCACAACCGCAGGGAGACAAACCATGCAGAGGGAAGACGCACAGCGCATCGTCAAGGGCTTCTTGGCCCGGTTGATCGTGGACGGGACCATCGCCGACGCCATTGCTACCGCCGGCATCAGCGAAGAGGACGCGCACGAACTGCGCAACGCGGCCATGGTCGTGGGCTACGAGCTTAGCACCGCTGCCAACATCCCCAGCGCGTACACGGGGCTGGCCGGCATCGTCGCCCAGGTGACGGGGAGGGCCGAGGCATGAGGTGCCCACGTGTGCTGCTGCCGCTGCTGCTGGCGGCCTGGTTGTGGCCCGGTGCGGCCCTGGCCGAGGATCTGACGGGCGTGGTGCTGCGGGTCATTGACGGCGACACACTGCGGCTGAAGCTCGATTGTCCGTGCTGTCCGAAGCTGTTGCAGGTCTGGGGGGTGCGGCTGCTGGGCATCGACGCTCCCGAGCTCCGGGACAAGCGCCCTGACCGGGCGTTTCTGGCCCGCGAGGCCCGGGGCGTGTTGGCCGAGTTGTGCCCGGCCGGCTCGGCCGTGGCGCTGCGCGGGGTCAAGCGCGACAAATACGGCGGCCGGATGTTGGCGCGGGTGGAGTGCGGCGGGACGGACGCGGCCGAGGCCCTGAAGGGCATGGGCTTGGCCCGGGAGTATTGGGGCCGGGGGCCGAAGCCATGGTGAGCATAAGCGCTGGCATGAAGGTGCGGGTGCGGAAGACGGCAACCGTCTGCCCGGGCCGGCTGGGGACGGTGGGCAAGCATCTGCCAGGAGCGAACCGCAAAAAGGCCGAGGCCCGGGGGCTCAGGTGGTTTGTGGATCTGGAGCCCAAGAATCCGCGCCGCACGGCCCCGCGCATAGAGCTTTTCTGGGGGGATGAATTGGAGCCGGTGGAGGTGGGCTAATGCTGGACATGCCACTTGACGCACGGCCGGGCCGGCCGCTTGTCATTGATCTCTTTGCCGGCGGCGGCGGCGCATCCCTCGGGCTGTCCTGGGCCATGGGAAGGGAACCGGATGCCGCCGTCAACCATGACCCTATCGCTGTCGCCATCCATGAGGCGAACCACCCGGAAACCATCCACTATTGCCAAAACGTGTGGGCCGTGGAGCCAATCCATGTCACAGGCGGCAAGCCGGTGGGCGTGTTGTGGGCCAGCCCGGATTGCAAACACTTTTCCAAAGCCAAGGGCGGCAAACCAAAGTGCCAGAACATTCGGGACTTGGCCTGGATTGTCATTAAGTGGGCGAAACAGGTTCGGCCGGTGGTCATTTTCCTTGAAAACGTCGAGGAGTTCACCGACTGGGGGCCTCTCGGCCCGGACAAGCGGCCCATTGAAGGCAAGAAAGGGCAAATCTTCCAGGCCTGGAAGCGGCAACTGCAACGCCTGGGGTATCGGGTGCAGCACCGTGAATTGCGCGCCTGCGATTATGGCGCGCCCACGATCCGCAAAAGGCTGTTCCTGGTGGCGCGGCGGGATGGCTTGCCCATCGTGTGGCCCAAACCCACGCACGGCCCGGGCCGGTCCAAACCCTGGCGGACGGCGGCCGAGTGCATTGACTGGTCCATTCCATGCCCATCCATTTTTGAGCGCGCAAAGCCCCTTGCCGAAAACACCTTGAAGCGCATCGCCCGGGGCATTGAGCGGTTCGTTGTCCAGGCGCCACGCCCTTTCATCGTGGGCGCGGCTACGCCCTTTGTCTCCACCTACTACGGCCCGAAGTCTGACGCCGAGGTCCGGGGACAGCGCATGGACAGTCCCGTGAACACCGTGACCACGGAAAATCGCCATGCCGTGGTCACGCCCTTTGTCGTCAAGGGCAACCACACCGGGCCGGGGTATGAGTGTTTTCGCGGCCAGGACGCTCGGGAGCCGCTGCAAACCATCACACAATCGCCAGGATTCTCCTTGGCCGCCTGTGTTCTCAAGCATTACGGCGGCGTTGTGGGCTGCGAGGTTGGTGCGCCCCTGGGGACCGTGACCAGTGTTGACCATCATTCCTTGTGCACGGCCCATATCCTGCGACAGTTCGGCCGCAGCGTAGGCTCTGCCGCCGATGAGCCGGTGGGTGCTGTCATGCCCGGGGGCGGGGGGAAGACGCATGTCGTCACTTCGCACCTGATAAAGCTCTACGGCACGTGCGAACATGGGGCTGATGTCCGCGAACCAATGCCCACGGTGACGGCCAGCGGCAATCATATCGGCGAGGTCCGTTGCGGGCTGGTGGACAAGTATTACGGCACAGGTGTCGCGCATCCTGTGGATGAACCCTTGGGCACGGCCACGGCAGCCGACCGCTTCAGCCTGGCCGAGGTGCGGCTTGCAGCCATGCGCGACCATTGCGCCGAGGTCCGGGCGCTGCTCATCCGCTTCCGGCCGAGGCCCGCCGGCTTTGTGCTGGACGATTGGGACGGCCTCTGCGCCGACGCCTGGGCCGGGGAAGTGGTGCTGGACGGCTGCGTGTGCCGCATCGTGGACATTGGCTTGCGCATGTTCGTGCCCCGGGAGTTGTTCCGTTGCCAGGGCTTTCCGGACAGCTACAAAATTGATCCGGTCGTGGACGGGAAGCCGCTGGCCAAGAAGTACCAGACCAAGGCATGTGGCAATTCCGTTTCTCCTGTCGTGGCCAAGGAGCTTGCCGGGGCGAATTGCGCTTTCCTTGATGAGCATTTCGCAGTGCCCCCTCTTCTGGCGGGTATGGAACATGCTGCGCACGGGGTGACGGCGTGAGTGCTCCGCTGATTGTCAGTTTGTCCGGGGGGAAGGATTCCACAGCCTTATTGCTCATGCTTTTGGAGCGAAGGGAGCCTATCCATTCTGCTGTTTTTTTCGACACGGGATGGGAATTTTTACAAACCTACAATCATCTTCGGAAAGTTGAAGAGTATGCCAAGATAAGGATAAAAAGGATAGGTTATCACAGAAGCTTTGATGAAATGCTTATGCGTTATGGATGGCCTTCAATCTCTGGTTGGTGGTGCAAGGCAGCTAAAAGAGACAGTCTAAACAAATATGCTAGACTTGTCTCTAAACAAACAAAAAGTGACGTGATTCAGGTTGTCGGTATGGCTGCTGATGAGCCTGATAGATGTATTCAAAATGGGCCGTACGAAAAAAGGTATCCTTTGTTTGAGTGGGGAATAACGGAGAAAGAGGCGCTAGAGTATTGCACAAAGCTTGGGTTTAATTGGGGGGGGCTCTATGACATTTTTCCTCGCGTCTCGTGTCGCTTATGTCCGGAAAGGGGAATAGGCGGAACAAGGCTATTGCGAAGACATTATCCCCTAATATGGGGTGAAGCTATGTACAAAGGGCGGCTTATAGACGGCAATAATGGGTACGTTCACGGTAAATCGTGTGACGAACTCGACGCCAGATTTTCCGAAGAAGACCGCAAGGGTTGGCTGCCAGGAGTGCCGACCGTTCGCGGTGTGGCCGCGTGACCAACATCCCCACTTTTTTTGGTCCCATGCTCCTGACCATGGAGCAGCGCGAGGCCGGTTGGACCGACGCCGAGTTTAAACGCTTGCTGGGATTTTACTGGCGCAGACGCGGCGACAAGCCGCAATTTCTGGAGGCTTCGTGAGCATCGACGCAACGCGCCATGCGTGGCAGCGGCAGGGGCTACGGCCGGCGGAAAAGCTGGTGCTGCTGGCCATGGCGGACAGGGCCGGCGAGGACCATTGCTGCTGGCCTTCCGTGGATCGGCTGGTGCTGGATACCGGCCTTGACCGCAAGACCGTGGGGCGGGCCGTGGCCGCGCTGCTGGCGGTCGGGGAGATTGAGGACACCGGCCGGCGCGCCGGGGCCAGCCGCCGGGTGCGCATCTACCGCATGACCGGCGTGTGCGGCCGCGAGGACGGCAAGATACCCCCAAAAACGGGACTATCCCAAAAACGGGATGATCCCCAAAACGGGATGATCCCCAAAACGGGACCATCCCAAAATGGGGACGATCCCAAAAACGGGCCGATAGATAGGCCCAAAAACGGGCCGATAGATAGGCCCAAAAACGGGCCGATCCCTTTAATAGGGAATGAACCTACCAATGAACCTACCAATGAACCTCCCACTTGTTGCGCATCTGGCGATGCGCCACCCGCACAAACCGGGGGGACGCCACCTGCTGGCGAGGAAAAATTCCTGCTGACGAAACGCAAGCGCAAATTGTCCGGCCTGCGCTTGGCCTGGTTCGAGGTGTTTTGGACGGCGTTTGATTACAAGCACGGTAAAACCGCTGCCGCAGACGCCTGGCTGGATATCCCGTCGCTCAAAAATGCCGTGTGCCAGCAGATCGTGATGGCGGCCAAACGCGAGGCCGAGGCCCGGCCGGCGCTGGTTGCCGCCGGACAGACGCCGAAATGGGCACAGGGCTGGATTTCGGAGCGGCGCTGGGAGGATGAGCACGGGCCGGCCACTCCCGCGCCAAGGGCCGGACAGGGAGGCCAGGGCGGCGCGGCGCGCCAGGATGATGCCTATTCGGCCCTGGTGGATCGCGCCCGGCAGCGGCAGCAGCAGGCCGGACAGGGGAATCAGGAAAACGGCCGGCCAGAGGACCGGCAGGGAGGAGCGGCATGAGCTTTCGGCTGACCATCAACCCCCGCAGCGCAACCGACGTGGCGCGGGTGCGGGATATCCTGGAACGGGAATTTGCCTTGCACTGGCCCCAGTCCCCGAAACTCTCGGCCCTGGATCTGCTGGCCGAGGACTATGCCCGGGACTGCCGCGACCTGACCTTGGACGAATTCCGCGAGGCCTGCGCGGCGGCCCGGGCCCGGGCCAAATACTGGCCCACCCCGGCGGCGGTGTTGGAAGCGTCGGTGGCGCTGCGGGCCGAGGCCCGGAGCACGGTGACGGCGGCGGACATCGTGGTCACGCCCCCGCCCACGGTCGCGGAAATCGAGACATCGCGCATGTGGCTGCGGCGCATCAAAGAGACCTTGGACCGGGCCCAGTGATGGGCCAGGAGGTTTGGACGGCCGCCCAGGCTCGAGCCTTTTTCCAGCGTGGCCAGGAGCCGTGGCAGCAGGAGGCGGGCCGGGGCCAGTCGTTGCAGGATACGCAACAACTGGCCCCGGCCCGGAGCGGCGGCCGGACGCGGCACGAGCCCGGCAAGATGAACCGCCTGGAGCGGGCCTATTTCGCGCAGATGTTGCAGCCGCGGTTGCTGGCCGGGGAGGTGGTGGCCGTCGAGTTTGAGAGCGTCAAGCTCAAGCTGGCCGAACGGACGTATTACACCCCGGACTTTTTCGTGGTTCTGCCCGGCGGCGGGGCCGAGGTCCACGAGGTCAAGGGGCACTGGGAAGACGATGCGAGGGTGAAATGGAAGGTGGCGGCGGGAAAGTTTTGGTGGTGGACGTTTTTTGCCGTGTCGAAAAAGGGCGGCGTGTGGGTGCCCGAAAGGTACGCGGGGGGAAGATCGTGAGCCAGTTGACGAGCCGGTACGATCTGCGCGGCCGCCAGGCCATCATGGATTTTTGGGCTCTGGCGGATTGGCGCAGCGTGTTGCGCAAAAAACGCCACGGCGCTCCCGTGATCCAGGAGCCGGATGGAACCTGGGTGGCGTCGGCGGCCGAGCTTGATGCCTGGAGCGCCGGAAAGAAGCAAAAAACTGTGCCCACTGGGCAAGAAAATTTCACAAGTCCCTAAATCTCCCTGATTATCCCTAATTATCCATCTTCCCAACAAGGTCAAAATATGACCCATTCTGACCTGTAGACCACACGTCCGGCCCGCGCCTGGGCCGGCTGCTGGGGAGGGGAGAATGGGAACGAATCACGTCTTTGGAAAACGCTCGGAAGCGGCCCTGGCCACCTGTCATCCCGACTTGGTGGCCGTGGCCCGGCGGGCGCTCCAGCTTACCACCATTGATTTTGGCGTCACAGAGGGACACCGGGGGGAAAAGGCCCAGGAAGCGGCGTTTGCGGCCGGCCGGTCAAAGCTCCACTTTGACAAGTCCAAGCACAACCGCATGCCTTCCGAGGCCCTGGACGTCGTGCCGTGGCCGGTGAACTGGAGCGATGCCCGGTTGTTCCGGGAAATTGCGTTGGCGTTCAAGGCGGCGGCCCGGGAGCTCGGCATTGCAATCAAATGGGGCGGCGACTTTAAAACGTTCGTTGATCCGCCGCACTTCGAGCTTGCCAAGGCCGGCAAGATATCCTTGCCCGCGCCGCCGTCGCCTTCCGCTACCCAGTCCACGCGGGCCTGGGACCGGGAGGATCTGCGCAAGCTGCCGCCGGACGAACTGTTGGCCCGGGTCATCTGGGGCGAATGCCGGGGCGTTGACGCCGTCGAGGCCCGGGCCATCGCCCATGTGGTGCTCAACCGGGTGCGCCGGCCACGCGGCTGGGGCGCGGACGTCGCGGCCGTGTGCCTGCATCCCCGGCAATTCTCCTGCCTGAATGCCGATGACCCCAACCTGGAAAAAATCCTGCTGGGCGATTTCGCGGATGGCGACTGGACGACCTGCCAGGCCGAGGCCCGGGATGCCGTGGCCGGGACCAGCCAAGACCCGACACAAAACGCCATTGGTTACCACGCCACCAGCATGGCCACCTATCCGGCCTGGGCCAAAAACCTCACCGCCACCTGCCGCATCGGCGGCCACGTGTTTTACCGGGAGCGCTCGAAATGATCGCGGCGAAGGCGTGGTGGATGTCGCGTGGCGTCTGGGGTGGCGTCGTGGCTGCCTTGGCCGGGCTGGCCGGAATCTGGGGCTACTCGATCCCGGCCGAGGATCAGGCCCGGGTTGTCGAACTCATTGTGGCCATCGTCTCGGCCGTGGGCGGCGTGGTTGCCGTCGTGGGCCGGGCAATGGCGAAACGTCCCATCCGCAGGAGCAAACCCGTGCGCAAGTCCGTTGTCTCGCTGTTTCTGTTTTCCATCCTTTCCGCCTGCATCCTGTCTGCCGGCCTGGCTGGCCTCACGGGCTGCGCCGGCACGTCCGGGGGCGGCCAGGCTATCACGGTCGAGCAGGCCAAGGCCGGGTCGGCCTATTTGGAAAGCTCTGTGGCCACGCTGCAAAAGGCCCTGGACGATGCCAAGGCCGGTGGCGACCCGGCCAAGGTGGCCACGGCCCAGGCCGTGTTGGATCAGGCCAAGAGCGCGGCCGCCGCGTTCGCCGCCAGCCTGCCCCAGGGCGACCAGGTGGAATGGGATGCGGCCCGGTCGCTCATCACCACGGCCGTGTCGGTGCTCGGCCCTCTCGCGCTGGGCGCACTGGTTGCGCAGTAGACCATGGATCTGATTGCCCCTGAATCCTACCTGCTGGCCAGCCCGGCCGAGCGCGCCGCCGTTGTCAACGGCTGCGGCCCGGCCGGCTGGCGCTTTGACTTGGTGCCGGATTCACTGGCCGGCCTGGACGTGTCCGAGGCCTGCAAGATTCACGATTGGATGTATCGGCTCGGCGGCGATGAAGCGGCACGGAAAGAAGCCGACGTTATTTTGTATTTGAATCTGGCACGGCTGGTCTTGATGGCCGGCGGTTCGTTGACGGGCATTCGTATGGCTGGGGCGGCAGCGTTTTACTTGGCGGTTCGCAAGGGTGGCGCGGCGTATTTCGCGCTGAAGGATTAGCGCGGATATGGACAAGGATGATGTGCAGGAGTGGGTGAAGGAGGCGGTTTCCGAAGCCCTTGTAAACGCCAATCTTGTCGATGGTCCTACGCATATCAGGCACCATCAGGTACTCCAAGAATTTTGCGAGACGTACAATAAAGTCAAACTGACCGGTATTACGGTGACTGTTACTGCCATAGTGACGGGCATCATTACGGTATGCGTCCTTGGCATTCGGGCTTGGATGGCATCGCCGCAAAAGGGCGGTTAGCAGATGGTTAGGAACCCGGTTCTTTCCGCCCGAGACAAGGCGCGTTCCAAGTTGCTGAAATACTTGGCCGATCCGAACAATGAATTTTTGACGCGCCAAGAGCTGTCTATCCAGGTGCTCGGCTACCGGAATCCCAACCAGCTCAACGCCATGTTTTCGGCCGAGGAAATCCAGGAAATCGAGAAAGCCGCCCTGGATCTGCGGCGCAAGAAATACGCGCCGCGCTTGTCCAAAATCGACAAGGCCATTCTGGAGCGGGCGGAAACCGGCGACCCGGTGGCGGCACGGTTGGCCTACAAGCGGTTCGAGGGTTGGACGGAAAATTTGCGGGTGGAACAAACGGGCAAGGATGGCGGCCCCATCGAACAGCAAGTGACCCACCAGCTGCCACCCGAGGCAATGGAACTGCTGCAAGAACTCATAGGCGATGACGGCAATGATGACGCGGCAACAGCGGGAAGCTAAATATCAGGAGCTTTTCCGGCACTGCGGTACGGAAGGCTTCAAGCGGGCGGCGCATAAACTGGCGCTGTCCGATCTCTATTTTTTGCTGACGCGGGTGCTCAAGCGCCGGGACTGCCGCAATGATTGGGTCTATGCGCGGTGCAATGAGGTGCAGGCCGCGCCGGATGACCACTTGGATTTGTGGGCACGTGAGCATTACAAAAGCACCATCATCACATTTGCCCTGACGATCCAGGGAATTTTGCGCAATCCGGAAATTACAGTCGGCCTTTTTTCCCACACTCGCCCCATCGCAAAGGGTTTCTTGCGGCAGATCAAGAACGAGTTTGAGCGCAACGAACTGCTGAAAATCCTCTTTCCTGACGTGCTTTGGGCCAAACCGAAGTCTGAAAGCCCGAAATGGAGCGAGGACGACGGCATTGTGGTCAAGCGCCAGGGCAACCCCAAGGAAGCCACGGTCGAGGCCTGGGGCGTCGTGGATGGGCAGCCGACGTCCAAGCACTTTGCCTTGCTCGTCTACGATGACGTGGTGACCAAGGAGAGCGTCAACACCCCGGACCAGATCAAGAAAGTGACGGAGGCGTGGGAACTGTCCCTGAACCTGGGCGCGGCCGGCGGCAGCGTCCGGTACATCGGGACGCGTTATCATTTCAACGACACGTACAAGACCATGATGGCGCGCGGCATCGTCACCCCGCGCATCTACCCGGCCACGGTGGATGGCACGGTGTCCGGAGAGCCGGTTTTTCTCACGCGTGAAGCCCTGGCGAAGAAGCGTGTGGCCATGGGGCCGTACACCTTCGGCTGTCAGATGCTCCAGGACCCAAAGGCGGACGAGGTGCAAGGCTTCAAGGAAAGCTGGCTGCGGTATTGGAAGGGCGAGAATCTTTCCGGCCTGAACCTCTATCTGCTCTGCGACCCGGCCAGCGCCAAGAAAAAGGACAGCGACTACACGTGCATGCTCGTGCTCGGCCTGGGCAGCGATCAGAACATCTACGTCGTGGATATGGTGCGCGACCGCCTGAATCTTCCCGAGCGGACGCGGGCGCTCATGCGGTTGCATCGCCGCTATCGCCCCATCCGCACCGTCTACGAGCAATACGGCAAGGACGCGGACATCGAGCACATCCAGGACGTGATGGAGCGGGAGAACTACCGTTTCACGATCACGCCTGTGGGCGGGACCATGTCCAAGGAAGACCGGATTCGCCGGCTCATCCCCTACTTCGAGGCCGGCCGGTTCTATCTGCTGCCCGAGTGCCGCCGCCGCAACTATGAAGGCGTGTTTGAGGATCTGACCAGCGTGTTCGTCAACGACGAATACCTGTCTTTCCCCGTTTCCGCTCATGACGACATGCTGGATTGCGGGTCGCGGTTACTGGACATCAGCTTTGAATTCCCCATGCACGAGTCCAGCGAGGCCAATGACACGGCCGAGATGGACTATGAAATGTTCGGCTAGGAGGCGCTATGAGCGGCGGCAGCGGAATGGAACAGCTGGTCCCCATGATGATGATGCAGCAGGCGTCACGCATTGATCCGCTCTACTACGGTCAGGGAGCCGTTGACGACATCAACCAGACCGTCATGGACATGATGATGGATTCGATGTCCGCCGGCCAGCGTCAAGACCCTGCCAACGCGGCCGTGCCGCAGACGGAAGAAGAACGGGCCATCATCGCCAGCAAACAGGCGACCATGCCCAGCAAAGACAAGTACAATCAGACTGTCTATGACGCCATGAACTATATAAACACCATCGCTGCCAACACAGAATCGCAGAATTATGATTACGGCCTGGATAGTACTGGCAAGAAAACGCGGGTCAAAAAGACGGACGCCACGGTGGAAAATGAAGCATTTTACACCGATCACGAAAAGAATGCAGCGGCCTATGAGCAGTTGAAGGACTGGAACAAAAAGCGAAAGAGCACGTCCACGTCGTCGTCAACAAGCGGCGGATCGTTGCTGTCTGGCGGCACGGACCTGGAAGCCCTTTTCGCAGGACTGTTAGGGGGTGGCAAATGAGCGGGGGAGGAGGCGGCGGCGGTGGCGATAGCGGATCGGCCGCCATGATGCAGATGATGATGGTGATGATGGCCTTGCAGCAAAACCAGCAGCAGCAGGCGGCGCAGGAGGCCCAGAACCAGCAGGTTGCCCAGCAGGCCCAGGCGTCGGCGTTGCGGCAGCAGCAGGCTGCCGAGGCAGCCGCCGCATTGTCCGGTGGCAACAGCAACGGCGAAGGGGCCTATGGCTCGGCCCTGTCCGGCCTGCGCGCCACGGCCGAGGCGTCCAAGGCGGCTCTTGCCGCCGAGAAGGCGGCGCAGGAGAAGCTTGAGGCCCAGCGCCAAGCCGAGGCGGCCGCAGCCCGGGCCGAAGAAGCCGAGCAGGCGCGGCTTTCCGATGAACAGCGCCAGGCTACGGAGACGGAAGGCAAGGTGAGCGCCATGTATGACGCCATGGCCGGAACATCGGCCGCCGACACCATGGCGGCGGATCGTAAAAAGCGGCGCTCCAATGTCGGGTTGCAATCCACGATCCTGACCGGCGGTCAGGGCCTATCCGGCACTGCCCCGACCACCCGCAAGACGCTGCTGGGCGCGGGGTGACCATGGCCGACGAGAAGGAACGGGCCAAGCCCTATCTTGACCGCTTCGCGCAACTGAAGGCCGAACGGCGCACCTGGGATGATCGGTGGCGCGACGTGGCGCGCTATATCATGCCCTGGAAAGGGCGCTTCTCGGAGAGCGGCGACCGCCCGAACCGGGGTGATGACAAGGAAGACAAGCGCATGGAATCCACCGTGACGCTGGCCTTGCGCCGTCTGGCCGCCGGGATGCAGTCAGGAATGACCTCCCCGGTGCGGCCCTGGTCGCGCCTGCGGCTCCACGATGAGGATTTGGAGAAGCACGGCCGCGTCAAGGATTGGCTTCAGTACGTCGAGACGCGCATGCGCAAGGTTTTTGCCTCCTCGAATTTCTACGACGTGGCCCACAATTCCTATACGGAGGTTGCCGCCTTCGGAACAACCGTCGTTTGGGAAGGCGCGCATCCGCAAAAGCTTCTCAACTTCAAGCTTTTTGGCGTTGGCGAATACTCCTTGGACGCGGACCAATACGGCTACGTGGACACCGTTTACCGGCATGTCTGGCTCAATGCCCGGCAGATGGTCATGCAGTTTGGAAAGGACAAGTGCCCCCGAGCTGTACAAGAAGCCTATGAGAAAGCCCCGTATTCCTGGTTCGAGGTGCTGCACGTTATCGAGCCCCGGCAGCAGATGACCGCCGTGGGCATGGGCTACGTCTCGGCCTACATCGACCTCGGATCGAGCACGGTTCTTTCCGAGAGCGGTTTCCGCACTTTCCCCTGCATGGTCACTCGCTGGGACCAGACGGGTAGCGACGTCTACGGCTGGTGCCCGGGCCTGGACAGCCTTCCGGACATCAAGATGCTCATGGCCATGGGCAAAAGCAGCCTGGAAGCCATCCAGAAAACCGTGAACCCGCCGCTGGTTGCCCCCAAGGATTTTACGTCGCGCAAAATCTGCATGTGGCCCGGTGGCATCAGCTACGAAAACGAAGAGGTGGGGAAAAACGAGGGGCTACGGCCGCTGTATCAGGTCGATTTTGACGTCACGGCCGTGGAAACCAAGATGCAGCAGATGCGCGATGCGCTGCTTTCCGGGTTCTTCAATGATCTTTTCCTGATGATCGCCCAGCACCCCGGCATGACGGCCACGGAAGTGCTTGAGCGGCACGAGGAAAAAATCCTGATGTTGGGGCCGGTGGTGGAGAAGCAGCAAAGCGAATTCCTTGATCCACTCATGAATCGCACCTTTGACCTCATGTGGCAGGCCGGACGCGACCCGCTGGGCCGCATCGACCCGGCTACGGGCTGGCCGCTCATCATTGACGAGGCCATGCTTCAGATCCCGAACCCTCCCGAGGAAATGCGCGGCCAGGACATTACGCCCGAATACATCGGCCTGCTGGCCCAGGCCCAGAAACAGGTGGGCGTGGGCAGCATCGACCGCACCATGCAGTTTGTCGCGCCGATGGTGCAGGTGTTTGGCCCGGAGGTGTTGGACAACTTGGACGGGGACGCCGTCATCAGGCTCTACGCCGAGATGGTGGGGACGCCGGCCAACCTCCTGCGCGGACTGGATGACGTGGAGGCCAAACGCCAGGCCCGGGCCGAGGCGCAGGCCAGGATGCAGCAGGAGCAAGCGGCGGCGCAGCAGATAGGCCAGGCCAAGGCGCTTTCGGAAATCGACATGCAGGGGCCAAACGGCCTGACGGCCTTGGCCGGGGCCGCTCCCCAGGGAGGGCAGCAGAATGGATAACACACAGCGGCAGGCCGACGCCGAGCAGACCGAAACCTTGCGACTGGCGAACCTGCAAAACGATTACCGGCGCGTGTTTATGAGCGATGAGGCGGGGCTTCGAGTGCTCGAAGACCTGTTTGCCGTTTCGCGGCCCTTTGAAGATCCGTTCTTCGGGAACTCGCGGGATATTTTCCAGAAAGGCCGGCGGCAGCTGGGCCTGCACATACTGGATCGGCTCGGCATGAACACCATGCCCGGAGCCGTGCGGCTGATGATCCGCTTGGGCAGTATCGACCCGCAGGCCATGCAAGAACTTGCCGGCGAACGCGAGGCGGTGGGGGCATTCATCAAACAGTGCGAGGGAATACATTATGACCGTTAACACCATGACCACGGGAGCCGCCCAGGGTAACACCGTTGCGGCCGGCGGGGATGGTTCGACCACCGCGACCGGAGCCGCCGGGGCAAACGGATCGCAAAACGCCGCGCCCCAGGCCAATGGCCAGGGCCAGGGGGCCGGCGGGACCGTGCTGGGAACGACCGCGTTTGCCAACCAGGGCAACGCGGACCCGGGCCAGCAGCAAACGCCGCCGACCGATGGCGGCCAAAATGGCCAGAACGGCCAGGATGGCAAAGACGGGGAGACGGATCAGGAAACGAAACCCGAAGCCGTGATCCCGGAGAACGCCGCCGCCTACACCTTTGAGGCCCCGGCGGACATCCCGGTCAATGACGCTCTGTTGGGCAAGGTCAAGGACATCGCCTTTGCCGGCAAGCTGTCACAAGAGCAGTTCGCGGCCATCGTGCCCGAATTGCTCAAGGTTGACGCCGGCCGGTTCGACGCCCTGAAGCAAGCCTATGCCAGACAGCGCGCCGAAGGGATTACGGCACTCCAAACCGAGTGGGGGCAGGAGTTCCCGGCAAATGTGGCCCTGGCCCAGAAGGCGGTAAAGACGTTCGGCAGCCCGGAGCTTGGGGCGCTCTTTGAGTCTACCGGCATCGGCGACCACCCGTTGATCGTCAAGACCTTCCACCTCATCGGTAAAGCGCTGTCCGAAGATGGGGCGTTTGGCAAGGGCGGAGGCGGCGGCAATGCCGGCCAAAACGCCGCCAGCATCCTGTACCCGAAAATGAACTTCAAGAACTAAGGAAGAATCCACATGGCTACCATCGGAAACCTGAACCCGACCCTGGCGGATGTGGCCAAGCGCCTCGATCCGAAGGGAAAAATTGACGTCATCGTCGAACTGCTCAAGGAAACGAACCCGATCCTTGACGACATGACCATGGTCGAGTGCAACGACGGGTCCGGCCACCAGACCACGGTGCGCACCGGCCTGCCGGCCGTTGCCTGGCGTTTGCTGAACCACGGGGTTCAGCCGTCCAAGAGTCGTACTGCCCAGGTCAAGGACACCTGCGGCATGCTCTCCGGGTATGCCGAAGTCGATAAAAAGTTGGCCGACAAAAACGGCAACACGGCGGAATTCCGCCTTTCCGAGGACCGGGCATTTATCGAGGCCATGAACCAGCAGATGGCGGAAACGCTGTTCTATGGCGACACCCGGAAAAACCCGGAACGATTCCTGGGGCTGGCACCCCGGTATTCGGCCCTGTCCGGCAGCGAATCGGCCGCCAACGTGCTGTCCGCCGGAGGTAACGCTAACAATACTTCCGTCTGGCTGTGCACCTGGAGCCCCAATACCCTGCACGGCCTTTATCCCGAGGGAAGCAAGGCCGGTTTCCAGCACAACGACCTGGGCGAAGTGACACTGGAGGATGAGAACGGGGGCAAATACCAGGGGTATCGCTCCCATTACGGGTGGGATTTAGGCCTGTGCCTGCGCGACTGGCGGTATTGCGTCCGCATCAGCAATATCAACACTGGCACCCTGACCAAGAACGCCGCCACCGGCGCGGACCTCGTGGACCTCATGGTCCAGGCTCTCGAACTGCTGCCGGCCCAGAACATGGGCCGCACGGTCTTCTACTGCAACCGCACCATTCGCAGCTTCCTGCGTCGGCAGATCACCAACAAGAACAACGTCCACCTGTCCCTGGAAGAAATCGCCGGCAAGAAGGTCGTCGCATTCGATGGTTTGCCCGTCCAGGCGGTGGACGCCATTACCAACGCCGAAGACACCGTGGCGTAAGGGAGCACCCATGATCCTCGACAAGCAGAACCTCTTCAGCCAGGCCCAGGCCATCACCGTCACGGCCCCCTCCTCAAACGTCATCGACCTGGGCAGCAAATCCAGCTTTGCCGATGCGCTGGACGTCTTCGCAATTGTTGAAACCGCCTTCGCCTCGGCCACGGCCGACGCCGCCATGTCTATCACTCTTCAGGCCTCCGATGACGAAGCCTTCGGCACGGTGGAAACCCTGTGGACGTCGGCACCCATCGACAAGGACGATCTGGTCCAGGGCTACGAATTCCGCCTGCCCGGGCTGGTTGCCGATCTCAACAAGCGCTTCGTGCGGCTCTACTACACCTGCTCGGCCACCATGACCGCCGGAAAGCTCACCGCCGGCCTTGTCTTCGAGAAACAGACCAATCGCCGGTTCTAAACGCAACGGGGGCCGGCGCAGGCCGGCCCCTCTCACAGGGGGAACATATGGCGGAAATGGTCAGTCTGAAGCGAGTCAGTCAGCAGAAAGAATGCAGCGGGATCGCCTTGGATGAGGCGGAATACGAATGGGGCACCACGCTGCATCTGGAAGGTGACGCGGCGAAGCGGCTGGGTCTGGAAGGCATCGCGGCCGGGGAAAAAGTGCAGTTGTCCGGCCTTGGCTACATCAAAAGCGTTTCGATCAATGACGATAAAAACGGCAAGACCGTCAGTGTCAGCATTCAGGTGACCGATTTGGCCGTGGAACGGGTGCAGCAGGTTGACCAGGCCAATGTGCTGTACGGGCAGCAGGGTTAGCCCATGTCCACCTCCAAAGTGTCCATCTGCAACGCCGCCCTTGCCAAAATTGGTGCGGAACCCATCGCCAGCCTGGACGAGGACACCAAAAGGGCGCGGTTTGCGGCGGCGGCCTACGATCCCTTATTGGCCGAAGTGCTGGCCGAACACGCTTGGCCCTTCGCCCTGGCCCGGGCCTCGCTGGCGCGGCTGGCGGATGCGCCCTTGTACGGCTTTGCCTTTGCCTATCAGCTGCCCACGGATTTCATTGCCCTGGTGGACACGTCGGCCGGCCCCGGGCTGGCCTACCAGATCGAGGGCCGGCAGCTGCTCACCGATGCCGAGACGGTCATGCTTCGCTACGTGCGCCGCATCGCGGACCCTGCACTTTTTCACCCTGCCTTTGCGGATCTCCTTTCCACGCGCCTGGCGGCGGAACTGGCCCTGGCCATCACCCGCAAAAGCTCGGACTACGAAGCGGCCATGACCCTGTACCGGGCCCGGCTGGCCGAGGTGCGCGGCATCGCCAGCGGGAGCCAGGGCGCGGCCCAGGATATCGCGCCGTACTGGACAAAGGGGCGCTAGAAGATGGCCAAGGCAACCAGCATCCAGACGTCCTTTAGCTCCGGGGAGATTTCGCCGCGCCTGCTCGGCCGGGTGGATCTGAACCAGTATTATGCCGGGGCCGGCACGTGCCTGAATTTCGCCCTCATGCCCCATGGCGGCGTGGTCAAGCGTTCCGGCCTGCGGTTCGTGGCCGAAGCCAAGCATCAGGACCGCAAATGCCGGTTGATCCCCTTCGAGTTCTCCAGCGAACAGGCCTATGTCATTGAGGCCGGCCACCGCTATTGTCGTTTCTACAAGGACGGCGGCCGGATCGTCACCGAATCCGGACAGCCCTATGAAATCGAAACGCCGTATGAAGAGTCGGATTTGGCGGATTTGACCTGGGCCCAGAGCGCGGACGTGCTGTTTATTTGCCATCCAGGCCGCCAGCCCATGACCCTCTCGCGCAGCGGCCACACAGATTGGCGGCTGTCTCCCCTGGATGTCCTGGACGGGCCATGGCTCGACGAAAACAAGGACAGCCAGTTTACCCTGACGCCAGGGACAAGCGGCGAATTGGTGGTGAATGGCCAATTCGCCGCAGACCTGAAAGGATGGGTGGATTTGTCGGACACCGGGTCCAGCGTGGCCTGGGATGCGTCGGCATGGGCCAATCTGGTCAGCGACGGCACCGGATACGCCAGCCTGCAACAGGAAATAGGCCTGTCTGGAGGCATGGAACGGAAAATTCAATTCGACGTCAAGGCCGGGCCGATTCAAATGGCCATCAGGAAAGGCCGCCGGAACGAGCCTGAAAACGTCTGTACCGGTGGGACAGCAACGGCGTCCAGTAGTGTCACCACGTATCACGAACCAGAGATGGCCTTTGATGATGTGGGAGGTTCCACGTCCTGGTCGCCGGAGTATTTCACGGCTGGATATACGTGGCTCCAATATACGTTTCAGCATAGGAAAACTCTTTCGCAGGCGCGGCTTGCGCAAAGCTCTGATGGATGGTGTACCTCTGTCATTGTGCAAAAGTATGAAAATATGAACTGGGTAAGGGTCAAGCAATACGACAATTTACAAGCTGGTGTTTCGATTTTTGAATTTGACGAACCAGTGAGTACGGACAGAATCCGTTTTGTTTTTAATTCAAAAATAGAGGGTGCCCTGAAAAGGCTGTTTATCCCTGGTATTCACGTGTTTGATTTGGCGTGGACGTATGAAGAGGCATACGTTGTTGCGGAAGCGTCTTATTTCAATGGGCAGCATGAGGTGACCTTTACCCCTGATGCGGATTGCACCGCCTGTATCATCTTCCGACACAATGTAAACGCATCGCGGGCAATTGACGCCGTGTCCATCCCTACGCCTGACCCCATCACCAGCGTGGTGTCGTCTCAAGATTTGTTTGACGCGCTCCACGTCGGGGCCTTCTTCCGGCTGCTGCATAACGATGCGGTGGGGTATTGTCAGGTTGTCGAAGTCAGTAACCCGCGCAGTGCCACGGTCAAGATCATCGAACCCTTTGGTGCGTCCGACCCGACCAACAAGTGGCGGGAAGGGGCCTGGAGCAACTACCGAGGCTGGCCCCGTTGCACCACGTTCCACGAAGGGCGGCTGTGGTTTGCCGGCACGGCGCATCAGCCCCAGCACATTTGGGGCAGCGTCTCGGCCGATTACTACAATTTTGCCCCAGGATCGGCCGACACCGCCGCCATCACCCTGGAAATAGTCTCGAACCAGGTCAACGCCATTCGGTGGTTGCGCAGCGCAAAAGTTCTTTTGGTAGGGACCGTGGGCGCGGAATGGCGGGTGGGGGAACCGGATTCCACGTCTCCCCTGACGCCCTCCACGGCCAGCGCCAAACGCGAAAACGGCGACGGCTCGGCAAGGGTGCAGCCCATTGCTGTGGCGGGCGTCGTGCTGTTCGTCCAGCGCACCGGGCGCAAACTCCGGGAGCTGGCCTACAGTTATAAGGACAACTCCTTTTCCGCTCCCGATATGACCATTATTTCCGAGCATATCACGGCCGGCCGTATCGTGGAGATGGACTACGCCCGGGAACCGGACGCCATTGTCTGGTGTGTGCGGGGAGACGGGGCCTTGCTTGGGTTCACGTACAATCGCCTGGAAAAGGTTGTCGGCTGGCATCGCCATGTGACCGCAGGCCGGTTTGAGTCCGTGGCCTGCATCCCTGGCCCGGAGCGGGATGAACCCTGGTTTGTGATCTCACGGGTCGTTGGCGGCCAGGAGCGGCGCTACGTCGAGTGTATGGACCCGGTCTTTGACGAACAGGAAAAAGCCGGGGCATTTTTCGTGGACTCGGGCCTGTCCTATCAGGGCGCAGCCGTTGCCACGGTTTCCGGGCTCGATCATCTGGAGGGCTGCACGGTGGTCGGGCTGGCGGACGGCGGCGTGGTCGGGCCGGTTGTGGTAGCCGGCGGCAGCGTGACTCTGCCCGCGCCGGCTTCGGTGGTGCACCTGGGGTTGCCCTACACGGCGGACCTGGGCGTGTTGCCCGTGGAGGGCGGGGCCGAGGATGGTTCCAGCCAGGCCAAAATCAAGAAGCTCATCGCCGCCGCCGTGCGGCTCTACCGGAGCCTGGGCCTGAAGGTCGGTCCTACGGCCGACAACCTGGAGACGATCCCCTTCCGCTCTTCGGCCACGCCGCTTGGGCAGTCGCCGGCCCTGTTCTCGGGCTGGCGGGTGCTGGAAATGTCGTCGGACTATGAGCGCGATGGGTCGGTGTTCATCCGGCACGAGCAACCTTTGCCCTGCACGGTGCTGGCCGTGGTCAGGCACTACGAGACCATGAGCCTATGACCAGAATAACGGTTGGCGGTTTGGACGTGATGCGGTTTGAACCGGGGCATGCCGTGGGCATGGATCTGCGCAGCCATGACGCCGAATGGGCATCACGGCTTGGCGCGCCGCTGGCGGATCAGGCGCGGCTCTTGGCCTGCGGGCCGTCGGTGGCTCTGCTGCGCGGGGCCGAGGTGGTGGCCTGCGGCGGGGTGATGGTGTTGTGGCGCGACGTGGCCGAAGCCTGGATGCGCACGTCCCCCCTTGTCGAGGCCTACCCCCTGGCCCTGGTCAAAACGGTTCGTTGGTTTCTGGGCAGCGTGTGGCGTGATCTGGCCCTGAAGCGGATGCAATGCACGGTGCGGGCCGATTACGGCCGTGCCACGCGCTTTGCCGAACGGGTAGGGTTTTGCCGTGAAGCCCTGCTGCACCGCTACGGCCCCGAGGGCGCGGACTATATAATGTATGCGAGGGTGGCGTAATGTCGGCTGGTGCCTTTTCCGCCGTGGGCGCGGTCGGGTCGGCGGTTTCGGCCGGCTCGTCGCTGTTTGGGATGTTCGGGGGAAACGACTCCAACGAGGCCGCAGCGGCAGCCGCCGAGAAATCGGCCACCGCCAGCGCCATCAACATGCAGCGCGTGCTGCTCGAAAACCAGCGCAAGCAAGCCGAAATAGCCCTGGAGCGCGAATGGGCAAGCTTTGAGTACGAGGACCAGGCCCAGTGGACAGAGGCGTGGACGCCGGTCGAAGTGGCCTACGCCCGCACGGCGGCCAACCTTCAAAAGCAGTCCATCTTCTACGACGCGGCCGGGACCATCGAAGGCAACGCCGTGGCGCTCGGCAATTCCGTTGACCTGGCCGTTACCCTGGCCTCGGGCATCCGCAAGGACGCGCTGACGCAAGCCAGCCTGACCAACATGCTGGCCCGGGCCAAGGCAACCCAGGCCACGGCCGCCGGGCAATCCACCGTGCGCGATGCCACGCGGGAGCGCGACTATGCCATGGACGAGCTCGACCAGCAGGCCCGGGCGGCCGAAGGCGAGATGCAGGCGGCCATGGCGGCCAGGGGGCAAGCGGCCACGGGATCGGCCCTGGACGTGCTGGCGGCCGGCCAGGATCTGGCGCTCAAAAAACAGCGCTATCTGGCCTCCAAGGCGGCGGCTGCAATCACCGACGCCAAGTATCAGGCTGGCATGGACGCTTCCACGGCCGAGATGTCCGGCCATTCCCAGGCCTGGGAGACCTTGTCCGATGCCCTGCGCACGTCCTCGAAATACCTCATGCAGGCCGATGCCCAGGTGGAAGAAACCATGGTCAAGACGGCGTCCATGGAACGGGTTTTGGGCGCGCAGGTGGCGGAATTGGACTTGGCCACAAATTTCAAAGTCCTTTCCCTGGAAATCCAGGGTGGCCGGGAAGCCGACCTGACCCGCCGGGCCGGCTGGCGCGAAGACCAGCTGGCCGAACGCGAGAGCTACAATACCCTCTGGGAATCGCAGTATTCCATGATGGATGAAATGTTCGGCATGTCGTCGAGCCTGTCCGCCGCCGACACCTACCGCAGTTCAAGCACGGATTGGGGCAAGCTCTCCTCTGGCGCGGCCGGCGTGGCCAAGGGCGTCACGGGCGTCTACTCGTCGGGCAAGGATGCCGGCTGGTGGGGCTCGTCGAAATATTCGTGGGCATCAAGCGGGAAGTCTGCCGGGACATCGCTGCTGGATTGGGGAAGCTCTTCCAGCGCCACAGACCTTAAATGGTACCAAAGCTACGGTTTTGATTTCTAGGAGATAGCAGCCATGCCCATCAAATTGTCCGGATCACCGCTCAAACTCATGCGGCCCAACACCGACGCGGAAGAAGCACAGTACCGGGTAGCCCGGGACCGGGAAATTTCCACGGCACGCGGTGTTAATGATTTGACCGTGGCTTTTGCGCAGATCGCCAACGTCGGCGCGAAATACCAGGAACAGGAGCGGCTGAACTACGTCAATAAAACGAAAATCCGCGCCTTGGAGGAGGGAAACCAGTTTGCTGACGAATGGGGGCGCGGCCTGACTGGTGAAAAGCCGCTTGACCAGGTGCCCCACCTGAAAAACGGCCTGGATAAGATTCGCATAAAGCTACTGGCGGACGCGCCTGACGATCAAGCTCGTGAAGCGGCCGACATGCAGTTGTCGCTGCTCAATTCCACCCTCGTGAGAGAGGGGGGCAAGCTCGCCCACAAGGTTCATACCGAATATTCGGCCGGCATGTGGAACGCTGCAATGAATGAAGGCAGAAAGTCAGCCTATCAGGCCGGTCTAAAAGGAGGCGGCCCGGCTGATCTCATCACATTCATTGATGATGTGGACATCGCTACGGACGCTCAGGTCAAGGCCGGCTATTGGCTTGATCCTATTACGGCGGACAAGGCGAAGCGAACAGCAAAAAGTCAAAGAACACAGTCCTTTGTAAAAGGGGCGTTGGATTCCGGGGACGATGCAATAATCATGCGAACGGTCAATGATTTGCGGGCCGGTCGCTACAATTCCCTTGATCCTGATGCATTGGAAACGCTGGGCCATGCGGCAAGAGCGGAGCTCAAGCGTATGAAAAGTGAGCGCGAAGCCGCCAGCCATCGCGCCCAAGCCTTGGCCGAGGATACTGCCGCGAGCGATGCCTTGAAGCAAGCCCTCTCCAAGACCAGTCGAATGGGGCAGCCTGACTATGGAGCAGCAGCGGAATTGCTGATGTCTCCAGATGTCAAGACATCCTTGAAAGGCTATTCGGATAAAGCCCTGTCCAGAGCCGCAAGCTTTGCTGTTTCTAACTACCACTTCCAAAAGAACCGCGATTCAGAACGCCAAAAAAACGTGGATGACTCTGTTACTGCGCAACTTGAAGGCTTAAGACTGAAAAGTGAACTCACACACGAAGCCGTTCAGAAGATGGCCGATGCCGGGGCGTCCCCTAAAATGCTCGTGGATTGGCATAATGTCGTGGAAGCTGAAGCGAATAACAATAATGTTAGAAATGCTTCTGTGAGTTCTAAAATAGCTGAAGGCATTATGTCAAAGATTAATACGGGAGAAATAACAAGGATATCTGAAATATCGCCATTCAGGGCGCAAGGGTTGCAAGATAAAGAGTTTAATGCCGTTATTAAGCATTTTAATGGGGTAAAAAAGGACGAAGACGAACCGTATATAAAACAAACATTCGACTATTTGAAAGGAATTTCCAAGACAAAAGAAGACGGTACGGAAAACAAAACCGGGATACTTGGGCCGACTGATGTTGTCCGTATCAATTCAATCCTTCATTCAGAGCATGAAGCCGGGAAACTCGAAGCAAAAGATATGCTCAAGAGGGCGCAAGAACTTACTGATGTAGTCTATACGGAGCAATTCTTTAAGTCTGACAGGCCTGTTCGGCGCTTCGAGGTAGAGCCTGGCGGAACGCTGCCGGCCACCAAAAAAGGCATTGAGGACAGGCAAGAGGCACTTGATCTGTTGCGGACAGGAAATGACGAAGAACGTGCGCTTTACAACAGTCTGTACGGCGACAAGCCACAACAGGCACAGCAACAAGCACCGCAGACACCTTCCGTAACAGCGTCTACGCAGCAAGGCGCACAGTACAAGACGAAGGCCGAAGTAAAGGCAGCCTACAAGGCTGGTAAACTTACAGAATCACAGGCTACAGAAATCATCATGTCCAACGGTTTGCAATAAATATAAATGACAGGTGGCCGGCGTAGGCCGGCCACCTTGGAGAAAGGCATGGGCAAAATGGACAGTTCAGAAAAACAGCTTGGACGCCGACACGTAGGACTTGGACGTGTATTCCAAGGCGTCCAGGTTGCGGTCAAGGGCGTCCATTGCGTTGTCCATGGCGTCGTTCATGTCGGCCAGGAACAAGAGCGTCGGGCGATCCGCACGGCGCAGGACCGGCTGCATGGCCCGCTTCGCGGCCCGGTAAATCTCGCCAGTCGTTTCCAGCATCTCGTTTTTCAGGGAGCGCAGCCGGCGCAAACGCGCCTCCATGTCCGCGTCCCGGGGCGAAGGAGCCTCTTCGGGGATGGCGGGAACCAACGGCTGGGGCATGGCGTAGGCCCCATCCCGACGCAAAGCCGGGATGACTTCGGATGCCACCCAGTTGGTGAAACGATCCGCCTCCGGCTTGTTCGACCGGAAGGCCAATTTGTAGACGGCAGGTTCGGAAATGACCCTCATCGGCTGAAGGCCACGCCGAAGGGTGATGAGTTTCATCACCCTTTGCCAATCGTTGGGGACGCTATCGAGTGTTCTGCCAGACCAAGCGATGCCGAGCGCCGTGCAAACATCCCTGGCAGAGAACCAGGGGGCTCCTTTTTCGTCAACGACGGCTCGGATAGGGCGGGATTCAAAGGCGAGGGGAATGGTATTGCCCGAAACAACGGGTTCACCTACAAGAGCTTCAGCCATGCCAACCTCCTTTTCAGGTTGTTCGTGGTTAGGCTCGGTTCGGTGCTCGTAACACCGGGCCGGGCCGTTTTCGTTGCCCTACTTGGCTCTTTCCAGCTTCTCCTTGATAGCCTCAATAACCCATTCCTGAAGGGTCTTCCCCTCCTTCGCCGCCTGGGCTTTTGCCTCCCGGTGAATATCCTCCGGGACCACCTTAATGTTGATAACTTTCATTGCAAACCCCCTTCTGCATCATTTGCACCTTTTGCACAAACCCGTCAACCCCACCCCATAAAAAAAGCCCCCCGGTTTCCCGAGGGGCTTGGAATGGCGCGTGTGGTCCGGCTACGAAAGGAATTTCACGATGGCGGCGACAATGGCAATGGCCGAGGCCGCAATGGCCCCAAGGCGCATGGTGAGCCGGTATTCAAGCCGCAGTTCAAGCTCGCGGAGTCCGCGTTCAAGGTCGGCTTTGGTGGCAAGCTCACGATTGGCCGCCTCCTCCTGCTTCTCCAGGATGCCGATAAGCACCCCGGCCGCTTCCTCGCCCAGGGCCTTTTCCAGCTTTTTCGAGTCGTCGAAGAGAAGGGTCATGGCTTCATCTCCACCCTTGGATGGTTGAGGTCAGCAGCCGGGCCGCTTGGGCTTGTCGGGGGGGAGCATAAAGAAAAGGACGGTCAGCGCCAGGCCGATGCAACCGACTATAGTCCATATGATGTCGGACTTGCTCATTTTTCCATCCTCCTTGTCATCTCCAGCGTCGCGGCCAGAAAGAATATTCCGATGAGGATGCCATACGTCTTGTCCTGGAAAATTCCCACGGCAAGGCTGGCCACGCACAGCTTTTCCATGATGTCGGCGATCCGTTTCCGCATACCCTTCATTTGTCCACGCATCGGAGAATGTCAATGACCCCATCCCTTGACGAATACCCAAACACCCCGGGCGCACAACGTGCGATATCGGAATTCCTGAATGGTCCGGACGAGGATCAACAAGGAAAAAATGAAATATCAAAATTCCTGAACGATCCTGAAGAGGAACAGCAGCCGGCCCCCTCCCTGCCGCTTCTTGACCTGTCCGCCCCGGCCCGGCCAGAGGCCGTGCCCGCGATGCGTTTTACCCTGCCCCAGGCCTACGAACTGGCGCGCAACCGCGACCCTGACCGCACGGCCCGGGTCATGGACCTTTCGGTTTTCCTGAACAGTCCGGCCGACGTGGTGGATCGCAACCTTGACAAAGCCGAGGCGGCGAAAGCGGCCAGGGAGAACCGGCCCGACTTCGAACGGCTGGCCGTCGAGGCCCCGGCCACGGCCCGGCATCTGGCCAATCCGCAAAACATGGCCGTGTCGAAAGACGATGTGGACAGCCTCGGGGCGGTAGAGCGGTTCGTCAAGGGGTCTGATTTCCTTGGCGGTGTATGGCACGGCTATCTTTCTTCTGTCAGGGATGTGTTTTTTACCCCGCGTGATTTCTCCAAAATACTGGACGATGCTTCCCGGCGCGTTGAGAGCGGGCTTGTTAGCCTGGGGGTGCCCGAAAGTGTGGCGAGAAGGGGAGGGGCCTTTGAAGAGGCTGCGAAAACCTGGGATGCTTGGGGAAAAGAGTATGAGCCTCCTGCTTGGTCTGTCCCCACGAATTTTACCGGGAAGTTGATGTCCGGGATAGGCCGTTTGCCGATGGATTTGGGGATTCTTTCCCTTGCCGGCCGTGCCCTCCCGGGCGGGGTTATGACTGCCATGGGTTTGCAAGGAGCTATCAGAGGCGGCGCGGAAGGCGGATGGGAGGGCGCGACTTACGGCGGCGTTCACGGCGCGCTGTTCGGTGGCGCGCTACAGGCATTTGGAACCCTGCCGGGGCTTTTGCAATCCCCGGCGGCGGGTGCTTTCGCTTTCGGCACAACCCTGTACGAGACCGGCGACATGGAAGAGGCTTTGGCCCAGGGGCTGTTGTTCGCCGGTTTTCACGCCCCGCAGTTCGTCAAGGGCGTCTCCGATATCTATGCCAAGTCCAAGACCCTGGCCCGGTCGCCGGCCTTGGCCGAGGCTCATGCGGCAAAGGTCTTTGAGGAGGCCGGCTACCCGGAGACATCCTACCTGTCCGCGCGCGACGTGCACGCGGCCTTCGAGCCGTACCTGAAAACGGAAGGCAACAGCCGCCTGAAAAAATTCCTTGAACCTCTCGGAATCAGCCTTGCGGAATTTGATGAGGCCGGGCGGCTGGATTATGACCTGACTTTCCCGTCGGCGAAAATGGTCTGGTTCAACAAAAGTCCGGAAGGGAAAGCGCTTCTTGAACGGGTGAAGTGGACGCCCTTTGCGGATGAACGGCTTGCCCAGGAACTGCTTGCCTTGCGCGCCCAGGCCGAGGCCGGCCCCCAGGCCGAGCCCGGCCAGACGCCGCCGGCCGAGGGACGGCAGGACGGCCAGGTGCTCGATCTGTCGGCCGTGGTGGCCGGGGATGCGGTGGTCAATCCTTCCGACCTGCTGCGCCAGGCCGGGCTGAACCCGGCAGGCGTGGCGCAGGTGCTTGGCCCCATCGCGGACGCGCCCATGCCCGTGGCCGACATCGTGGCGGATCAGCGGTTCACGGCCGCGCTCAAGCTGCTCAACTATGACGGCGTCAAGCTCGGCGAGGCTGCGGCCGGGCCGGCGGCGGAACCGCCGGTGATCCTCACCCGTAAGGGGGGCGTCTATTCGGAAAACGAAGCGCTGGCAAAGATCGAAGAACTTGGAAAGCAGGGCATCGCGGCGCGCATGGCGGAAATGGAGGGCGGCTACGGCTTGGCCGTGGAATCGGTGGAACAGCCCAACCCGGCCCAGGTCCGGCAGACGATTGAAACGGCCATGGCTTTGGCTGTGCAGAATCAGAAAGCGCCACAAGAAGTCATTGGCATAGTCGAACCGGATGTCGCCAGGAAGATCAAAGAAAAAACCGGAACAGACGCCCTTGTTTATCGGCATGTCATCGACCCTTCGTTTGTCAGCCATGTGTTCATGCGTCACGGCGTCGGAAACGAAAGCTTGCCAGGGCATAGAGGGGTAGAGCCGAAAGACATCTTGCGCATCCCTGACGTGCTGCTGACGCCTGATGATGTGCAAACAGGGTCGCGTCCTGGCAATGTCGTGTTCGTGAAGCGAGTCAACGGAACGATCTATTATGTGGAGTCGGCCAGGCCGGGAAGCAGAACCCTTGAGCCGAGAACGATGTGGATACGGGATGCCAAGTATTTTGAAGGGGCTGAAACCCCTGCCTCGTCCGATGCTCCGGGAACCCCGGAACCCCGGGCCGAACGTCCGAAACGCCTGGCAGGGTCCGAAGAAAATATAAGGCCCGAATCCGGCGAAAGCAAGGCATCTGCGGATGACATGGACGTTTTATGGCCCGACCGTGCGCGAGAAGGGAAGGAAGACCCTGCCTCGACCGATGCCCCGGGAATCCCGGAACCCCGGCCCGAACGTCCTGGACGCCTGGCAGGGCGTGACACCTCCATACCCCTCTCCGATCCCGCAGACAAGGCCGCCGCCAAGGACGGGCCGGTCAAAGCCCTGGCCGATGTCTTGGACCCGCTCCAGGGCCGGGCCGAAAACGCTTTGCCGGTGGAAATCGCCCTGTCCGCCAGCGACATTTCCGTTCCCGAGGTGCGCCAAGCCGCCTTGGACAATCCCAACGTCAAGGCCGTCACCCTGCCCGGGGACCGGGTCATCTTTATTACCGACCGCCTGGGCAGCCCGGAAGAAGCGGTAAAGCTGTGGGTGCATGAACAGGGCATCCACCAGGGCTTGCGGGTGCTGCTCGGCAAGGATCTGGACGTCTGGCGGGATGGGCTGGTGAAAACCTACGGCGGCGCGGACGGCTTGCGCGAAATCGCCGAGGCTCACGGCATCGACCTGTCCGAGCCCGGAGGCCTGCGACGGGCGGCCGAAGAGCGGTTTGCCCTCATTGCCGACAAGGCCTTGCTGGAAAACGCCCTGACGCCAGAGGACGCCAGCCTGTGGCAACGGTTCGTGCAACTGTTTCGGGACAGCCTGCGCCGGCAGGGCCTGGCCGTGGAATTCACTGACCAGGAAATTGCGCGTCTGGCCCGGGACAGCCTGCGGGCCACCCTGGGCCAGGAGCGGCCGGCCGGTGGGGGCGGCGGCAACCTGCGCCCCCGCGACGTGGTGGAACTGGCCTTGGCCAAGGAAACCATGGGCATGGAACGGGCCTTCGAGGATCAGGACATCCTGGCCCTGGCGGCGGCCGATCCGACCCTTGCCGCCGAACTGCGGGAATATGACTGGCTGTGGGGCGAGGCCATGCGCCAGGCCGAGGCCCGCATGGACAGGCTGGTGGCCCGGGAGCGCGCCCAGGATGATAAGGCCTGGGCGGCCGAGGCCAAGGAACTCTATGAGCTTTCCGGCGGCTGGCAGGCCTACAAGCGCATCGTTGAGTCCGGCGGCCTGTCGGAAAGCTCCCTGCGCCTGTTCTACGATGACGCCATCATTTCCGATCTCAAGCGCATGGCCAACCGCTACGAGGGCCACAAGGAAGGCAACCGCCGGCAAAAGCTGGTGGTCAAAGAAAACGAATACATCGGCCCGGACGAACTGGCCCGGGAACTGGGGTTCACGGACGGCACACAGGTGGACGACTTGGTGAAGTTCCTTCTGGCCCAACCCGGGCGCAAGGATTTCGTGGACCAGCACGTGGCGGCCCGGCGCATGGAACAGGAGGGAGCCTACGCGGCCGAAGAGGCCGTGGCCACGGACGGCTACGAGCAGGCTTTGGAAAAACAGTCGGAGATTTTTGGCAAGCTGCTCGGCAAGAAACCTCGGGGCTCGTCCGCAATCAAAACGCTCATTGAGGAACAGACGGGCGTGAGGCCCTGGAGACAGGCCATTTCCGAATCGGATGCCCTGGTGGCCAGTCTGAAGCGGCAGCAGGATGCGGCGCGGATCGCCTTCAAGGAGGGCATGCAGGAAGGCCGGGCCGAGGCCCGGGCCCAGGGAAGAGAGCGGTTGGAGGCTGAACGGAGAAAGGGCCTGGAAGCGGCTTTCGAGGCATCCGAACGCTTGCGCGAATCCGTGGCCCGGGTGCGCGAACGGGTGCGGGTCAAGGAAGAGACCGACAAGGCCTTGCAAAAAGTCCAGAAGGCCGTGGACGGCAAGACCGTGGACGGGGAATTTTCCGAGCACATAAGGGCGTTGGCCGCCCGATTCGGCCTCATTACGGCCAAATCAAAAATGCCCAAAGACCCTGGCGGGATGCGGCCCTTGCGCGAACTGCTTTTAGAGACGCTGCCGCCAGATTCCTTGGTGGGCATGGTGGTGCCGGAGAAATTCCTCGATCCCAACTTCAGGAAAAACTGGAAGGACATGACCTTTGATGAGTTGGTGGAGGTTGGCAGCATACTTGATGCGCTGGCCTCGATCGGGCGCAAAAAAAACCACGCCTTGTCTTATCAAAGCAAACTCACCTTCGACCAGATAACAGAAATGTCAGCCAGATTCACGGCGGACAATAAAAAGCGCGTCGCGCCGGAGGACCCGGGACATTACGTCATCCCGGACCGGTCGGATGAAAGCGTACCCACGAAGACCTGGGCGATGCTCCTTCAACTGGAAACCGTGCTACGTGCGGCAGATGGGTGGAAGGAGGGCGCACACGGGGAAGGGCCATTTGGGCCGAATGTGGAATTTGGGCTTATGCCCCTGGCTCGCGGAGCAGAGCGAGAGCTAAAACTTTGGGAGGAGTTTAACGCCGGATATAAGGAGCTTCTTGAACCGATACGGGGGGATATGGGATGGGAATTTTACAATAAGAGACATGCCGTCACAGACGTTCCCTTTCTGATAACTCGGGAACAGATGGTTATGGTCGCCCTTAACTGCGGGAACGAAGGTAACCTTCGAACCGTCCGCGAAGGCATGCGCCTGACTGATGCGCAAATAAAAAAAATCACGGATCAGTTGACGCGGGAGGAATGGAACTTTGTAACCGGCGTTTGGGCTCTCCACGAACGCCTGCGGCCTCACCTGGATGCTGTCTATCGATCAATTTACGGCCGTCCGATGGGCATGGTCGCGCCAACCCCGTGGGAAACTCCCTATGGAACCGTGGCGGGTGGATACATGCCGATCGTGGCCGATCCCCGGAGATCGACAAAGGGCGAAATGTACTCCGATCTTGAGGACCAGAAGTTTTTTGCGGATAACTCGTGGCAACCCATCTATCCAAGCAACAGCATGACGAAGGGGCGCATGGGAAGCGTCGAGCCACCGCGCCTGGAACTCAACGTTTTAGAGAACCACTTGCGTAAGGCTATCCATTGGACGAGTTTCGCCGAGCCAATGCGCGACGTCTACCGTTTTATACGGCATGATACCATAAAGAAAAGCATATCAAACTATGTAGGTGTAAGCCATTACAGGCAAGCTGTTCCATTGTTGCAGGCTCTTGCCAGGGACGGCCGGCCTATAGGCAACGAAGCCCTTCGTGACGCAGAAAGCTGGCTATCGAGACTGCGGACGAACGGCACGGTCGCGTATATTGGAGCCAAAGCAACAACCGCCATTGTCCAGCCATCAGCATTGCTCCCCGCCCTGGGCGAAGTGCCGGCCCCGGTGCTCCTTGGAGCGCTCAAGGATTTCATTTGCCACCCCATCAATATGACCAGATCCGTAGCGGAGCGGTCCGCCTTTCTGAAACGGAGGTCGATGAACTTTGACCGTGATGTTCGGGAGGCGTTCCAATCGTTTAAAGTCAGCAAGTATAGTTTACGTCTCGGAGGTAACCTCATTACTGGAGAGCAAGTGCGTGATGCATACTTTGTAGCAACAAGAACATTTGATGTCTTAGCTGCCAGCATCGTTTTTGAAGCGGCGTACCGGGATGGGATGAAGAAATATGCTTCAACATTGTCCGAGAAATACCATCCTTCGGAGGTGCTTGCGGAGGAACAGGCAAAGACGGAGCGATTTGCCAAGGAGTATGCTGAAAGTGTTGTTCGACGTACGCAAGGAGACGGAAACTTATTTTCGCAGCCCGCTATTATGCGAGGCAACGCCGCCTATCGCCTGTTCACTATGTTCTATTCTTATCAAAATGCCATGGGAAACAGGCTATGGGAGAATTTTAATAGGGCTAAGGAGGGGAATATTTCGTGGTTAAAATTCTCTGAAAAGATGAGTTATGATTTTATTATTCCTGCAATTTTTACCGGGCTTATATTGAACTTCATGCATGACAGAGAAAACGATCCAATTGGAATGTTGTATAATATTGTTAGCTCGCCAGTAGCCACAATTCCTTTTGTCAGAGATTTAGGCAGTGCCGCTTTAAGCGAAATGATAACAGGGAAAAGTTTCGGCTACAAAGGAACGCCCGCGATGGACTTCGGGGTTGAGGCTGTCTGGGCTTTACACAGTCTCGGCCGTATCGCGAATGGGCATAACACAGCCGAAGAATTTGAAAAATTCATGAAGCACTCCACCATGGTTGGCGGATTCATGTATGGTATCCCCTCGCGTCAGATTTGGATCACCTATGAAGGAGCCCGCGACTTGGCCACGGGCAAGACCAAAGACCCGCGCCGGCTGCTGTTCGCGGGCAAGAAGGATTAGCGCATGACCATTGCCACCAGCACGAACAAACACCTTTACGCGGGTACGGGGGCACAAACCGTTTTCCCGTTCCTGTTCCGGATCTGGCGCGCCGAGGACCTGCGGGTGCTGCTGCGGGATATCGTTGGCGGGGAAACCGTGCTGTCCCTGGGCAGTGGCTACACGGTGGCCGGCGTGGGCAGTGAAGAGGGCGGGACAGTGACATTGACCGGCACGGCTCCGGTGGTCGGGGAATACTTGCTGATTAAGCGAGTCGTGCCCATCACGCAGGAAACCGACCTGGTCGAGAACGCGGCCACGCCGGCCGCCGTCATGGAAGGGACTTTCGACCGGCTGACGGCCATGGTGCAGCAGGTGGACGAGACCTTGGGCCGGGCCGTGCTGATGAAAGAGACGACGAAGGGCGAAGAGGTCGTCGGCGGGGACGAGTTTTTGACCATCATGGCCAGAGCGTTGGATGCGTCGGACGCGGCCTCTTTTTTCAGTAGCCAGGCGGCCCAGGCGGCTGCCGGGGCCGGCGCGTCGGCCAGCCTTGCCGGATTTCAAGCCGGACAAGCGGAGGCGGCGGCCACGAGAGCCAGCGCATCTAAACAAGATGCATTTTTTTCGGCTGTCCAGTCCGCTGGTTCTGCAACTCAATCCATGGAGGCAGCGGACAATGCAGGCGTTTTTGCAAATCAGGCGATGACGGCAAGGACCGAATCCGCCGCGGCCAGCCACCAAGCGCGGCAGGCCTCCCTGGATGCGTCGGCGTCTGAAATGGCTGCGGCGGCCTCGGCGACCAACGCAGCCACGTCCGAGGCTAATGCGCTGGCCTCTAAGAATGCCGCTGCCACGTCTGCGACTAATGCGGCGGGTTCGGCCACGGCTGCGACGGCCGCCCGCGATGAGGCCCTGGCATCCAAAAATGCTGCGGCGGCCTCGGCGGCGGCTTTGGTTGATGTCCGTGCCCGGGCGGCGCGGATATTTGATTGGGTGCAGGGTTTGCGCCCGTATAGCAGTTATGACGACCCCGATTTGGCGCGTCGTACAATAAGCACCCCCACGGGGATCTGGGGTATGCTGTTGGATGAATATTATCAGGAGGTCAGCATCCCGTTGTCGCTGTCGTCAGCGTCCGTCTGGGATGCATCTGGGACAGATTATACTGTCGCGGCGAACCGGGCGGGCAAGGACTTCTACCTGTACGCCATCTCGTATGATGCTCCATTCCCGTATGTCATATCGGCCAACGCCACATTCCCTACGGGGGCTGTGGCCGGGAAATACATCCAGATCGGCGGCTTTCACTGCCTGTGCGCGGCAGTGGGCACGATATCCGACCACCCTCTATCCGGCTATCTCGCCGGAGATATCCTGCCTGCCAGCGTCTGGGATCTGCGCCACCGGCCCATCTGTTCTCCTCGGGGAATGGTCTACGTCGAGGGCCTAGGCAAATGGGCGGATATCTATCTGGCCTCTGTCTCTGCCGGTCGGTTGGTATCGGTCAACGGCGGCACGATTGCCGATGGCGCTTCCGCACCGGCATTCCACTGGTATAAATTCAGCCAATGGCTCGGCCAGATCGGCAAGCGGCTCCCGACCCAGCACGAATTTGTGGCGCTGTCTATCGGGGCAAACCAGGGCACCAATATCTCCGGTAGCGCCGATCCCGGGATCACGACCGGCCATACCGACACCGCCGGCCGTCGTATGGTCTCCAGCGTCGGATGCGAGGACACCTGTGGCGTCCTCTGGCAATGGAGCGCGGAGCCAGGGGGCGGCGCGGCTGGTGCGAGCTGGGTTGCGGCCTATGACGGCAATGACAGCGGGGTGCTGGGCTTCGGCTACGAAGCGCCGAACCGTGCGTTCCTGGGTGGCGGTTGGAATGATGGGGCGTTTTGCGGTTCCCGTTGCGCGAATTGGAATAGCGGCCCGCTGTTTCTGTATGCGAATGTCGGTGCGCGCGGTGTCGCGGAGCCGTTGGCCGTGAGCCTGTAGGAGGTATGGGGTATGGTAGTCGCAACACAGCATGATTTGCAGGCCTATCTGGACGATCCGACGACTCGCGCCGCCGCTCTGGCCCACCTCAAGGCGCTTATGGATGAGGAGTGGGGCTACGACGCGGCGGGGGGCTGGGTGTTGGTCGGTGGTGGCGGGCTGGCCCGCCTGGGGCTGTCGCGGGCCGAGGCCGTGGCGCTGGGCGCGGAGGATCGGGCGGTGGAGGAGCCGGCCGGGCCTCCGTTGGAGAGCCTCATAACCGCAAAAGCCGCCGAGGTGCAGACCGAAAAATGCCGCGCCCGTGACGCTGGTTTTCGGGTCGATGGCGTTCTATTCGACTCGGATCAATCGGCCCGGACTGCCTACCTGGAGCTAGCCGACATGCTGGCGGCTGTCCCTGCCTACTCCACTCCCTGGAAAGCCAGCCCGGGGGCCTGGGTGACCATGGACGCCGTGCTCTATGCCAAAGTCAGGGCGGCGGGGGCGGCGCATGTTTCGGCCTGCTTCGCTTGGCAGGCGGTGAGGGATGCCGAGTTGGCGGCAGTATCGGCGGCGGTTGTGGATGGCCGGATGACCGCCCGTGAGGCCAGGACGGCCATTGCCGCCGTCTCGACCTCTTACCCTCCGGGGAATCCCTGAATCAGCGGTCAATTTGCGGTCACCCCGCCAGCCAGCCCTTTAAATCCGCCATCCCTGGGATGATTACGAATCAGCTGCTCTACCAACTGAGCTATGCTGGCGTCGTTACGAGTCGAATTTAATACGTGGGAAAATGCTCCTCGTCAAGATTTCCATGAAACAGGCCGGGAAGGACCAGAGCCGGCGGATCTCCCGTTGCCGGCTAGTTTCACGTTCCGTAAAGAGATAGTCCTTCCGGGATTCCCGTGGGGAGCTGGCCGGTTCCGTCCTCTCCAGAGGCACCCATGAAGGACACGGATCTGTATTCGCGGATTCTCGGCCTGACCGAGCCATGGTTTGTTGAAGCGAATGAACTGACCACGGCTGATGTCGGGTGGACATTCACGTGGAGCACAGCACCGGTGTACGGCGGACCTGCCCACATGTAGCCGAGGGCGGGCTTGCCGTGATCATGCTGTACCTCGGGTCTGGCGTCATCTGGCACGTGCCAGTTCAAGACGTTTCTCCACGCACTGATTCCGCGAGTTGACTGCCCGAGCATACCGTGGTGCACTGCCTCCGGCAACGCGCCGGCTTTCGTGCCGGCGCGTTGCCAGGAGGATTACAGCCCCAGGTTCTTTTTTAAAAGATTCTGGTCCACGGCCTGGTTGACCAGACGTATGCCGTGTTCGATGCGGGACCGGTCGCGCAGTTTTTCCCTGGTGAGCATGAGTTCCATTTTCTTGGCCACGGAGAAGGTGTCGTCGCGCACCACGATGACCGGCACGCCCTTGTCCTCGGCCTTGGCCAGGATCATGTC